TATCAATTGGCGATATGTTCGGTATGGATATCTACAAAATTAAACACAGCATGTCTAAACAAGATCTCTATATAACCAGAAAGGATATAAAGAAATGTTAAAAGAAGATGCACCGGTCAATAATGTAGGGGATGGCAACGTATCAATGCCTCCCGGTAAGAAGCAGAGACTGTATTCTGATAATCCTAAGAACATCATGCGTCGAAAGCGTATGAAGTCATTTAAAGAATTCATAAAAAGGTGGGCTACATAATGGGTTGGATGGATTTAATTGCGGGAGCGTTATCGGTTGGTTCTGGTGGAATCGTCGGTATACTCGGCTCTGCACTAGGTGCTTTTGTAAAGAACAAAGAACGAGCGGCAAAGGCAATTGAACAAGCGGCAGAACGAGAATTCCAGAAAGATCTTCTTGTTTTGAAAATGAGCAGTGATTCTAATCTAGCATCGTGGGATGCCATGAATGTCACTCATCAAAGTGAAGTTGCTCTAAACGGTCAACCTAATTATAAATGGGTTGTTGCCGCCAAGACATTATTCCGTCCTGTATTAACTTTAACATTATGGGGCCTGGTTATTGTGCAACTAAATATGATATTAGATGGAACATTGACCGAATATGCATTAATTGCATCGGATACGCAGGCCATATTCTCTACAACAGAGATAGTTGAATTGGTAAGATATGTTTTATATTCGACTGTATTTGCTGCATCAACGGCTACAATGTGGTGGTTTGGTGAAAGAGCAATGGCAATGCCAGAACAAAAGAATCGTTAAATAGATGCTGAATTACCGTTGATATCCCCTATCTCGGTAATTCAGTATTATAAATAATTCTGCCAACACAGAATATGTCACTGTTAATTAGTGTACACCAACCTGCCTCGGCACGACTTAGTTATTATAACACAATCTCTACAGTTTGTCAACCAAAAATAATAATAACTTTGGTTGACAAACGCACCTGAATGATGTATAATAGAAGTATCAAACATTGAACTATAGGAATAAAGCAAATGAGTGTGGAGTTACCAAGAATTAGAACAAAGAAATCTGAATATACGTTTGACTACCCAGAAGCAATCGCATTTGCAGAGGAACAACAAGATATATTATGGACCGATCGTGAAATTTCAATGGAGAAGGATCTTCACGACCTCAAGAACAACCTCGACGAAGCGGAACTTCACGGCGTTATAACCGTACTACAACTGTTCACAGAGTACGAATTGAATGTCGGCAACGAATATTGGTCTAATCGAATTGCAAAGGCATTTCCTCGACCTGATATACAACGAATGGCAAATATGTTTGCCTATGTTGAGATCAATGTACATGCGCCATTCTATTCAAAGATAAATGAAATATTAGGTCTCGCGACCAATGAATTCTATAACTCTTATAAAGAAAACAAGATTCTGAATGATCGCATGACATGGATTGGAGATGTATTATCGTCCCCTCGAGACAACAATCTGGATTTGCTAAGGAGTTTGGGTGCATTTTCCTTCATTGAAGGAGCGGTGTTATACGCTAATTTCGCATTTCTAAAACACTTTCAAGCAGAAGGTAAGAACAAATTAACCAATCTAATCGCGGGTATTAACTTCTCAGTTAAAGATGAAAATCTACATGCACTGGCCGATGCTTGGTTATTCAAAACCTTATTGAAAGAATCGAATTTAACTAAGAAGGAACTTGCAACTCTAGAAAAAGATATAATTAAGGTCGCAATCAAGACTTACGAGCACGAAAAAGAAATCATCAAAATGGTTTTCGAAAAGGGCAGCATTCGCGGAATAACTGAACATCAGCTAGATATGTTTGTCCAGTCTAGAATCGATTTGTGTCTTGAACAACTTGGTTATGAAAAAGTATATAAACCCAGCTACAATCCTGTAGCTGCTTGGTTTTACAAAAACATCAATTCATCTAAACTCCATGACTTCTTTATCTCGACTGGTTCGGAATATAACAGAGATTGGAAAGAAAATAACTTCGTGTGGGGACAAGTGTAATGGTAGAGCAACATGTATCAATTTATAAAGAATTAGGGCGTGAACGTAAGAAGTTGCAGGCCGAAGGCAGAATTCCTGATTGGTATACCACACCTGGGTGGCAGATGTTTAAAGAGAAGTATCAAACCGATTCCGAGCCAGATGTTAGATCTACGTTTGAACGCATATCCAAAACGGCATCGAGACACATGGGTGACGCAAAAGAAGAATGGAATACTAAATTCTTCAATTTGTTATGGAACGGTTTCCTTGCTCCAAGCACACCCGTCATGGCGAATATGGGTACGACTCGTGGAATGCCTGTATCGTGCTCGGGAAGTTATGTTGGTGATTCCGTATATAATTTCTATGAAGCACAGAAAGAAGGAGCACTTCTATCTAAAAACGGTTTCGGCACAAGTTCATATCTTGGTGCTATTCGTGAACGTGGAACTCCGATTAAAGGCGGCGGTAGCGCTAGCGGAGTTGTTCCTGTATTTAAGGACTTTGTACAAATGTCCCGAGACGTATCTCAGGGAAGCACGCGGCGAGGTTCGTGGGCAGGTTATATTCCTATCGAAAGCGGCGACTTCTGGGAGATGTGTCAGCACGTCGAATCAATGCCTGATGACGTTAACATCGGCTGGAACATAAGTGACGAATTCATTGCTAGACTTGATGCAGGCGATGACGATGCTATTGCTCGATATCAGAAAGCACTGAAGATCAAAATGTTGACAGGTAAGGGTTATTTCTTCTTTGTTGATAAAGTGAATCGCCAAAATCCTCCAATGTACACAGATCGTGGCCTGCAAGTTTATGCTTCAAATCTTTGTACAGAGATCACGTTGAACGCAACTTCCAGTGAATCGGGTGAAGGATTTGACGATGTTACCTTTACTTGTGTTCTATCATCAATTAACTTATCTAAATATGATGAAATGCCTGACCCTGATGAAGTCATTTTTGAATCGACTGTATTTCTCGATTGTACAGCAGAAGAGTTTATTCAAGAAGGCAAGAGGGTGCGAGGGTTAGAAAAAGCGGTTCGTTTCACAGAGAAAGGTAGAGCGCTAGGTTTAGGTACGTTAGGTTTTCATACTTACTTACAGAAGAATAATATCGCGTTTGAAAGTATGGAAGCACATATGATCAACAACACGATCTTTAAACGTCTGGCAACAGCTTCAGAACGCGCTAGTCGGTGGTTAGCAGAAACCCTGGGTGAACCTGAATGGTGCAAGGGTTATGGTTTGCGTAATACTCATCGTATGGCAATTGCTCCTAATTTATCATCTGCTATTCTATGTGGTTCTGTATCACAGGGAATCGAGCCGATATACAAAAATGCGTATGTTCAAAGAACAAGTGCGGGCGAAGTTGATCGAATCAACCCTGTATTGATAACTGTTATGAAAGAAAATGGTGTGTTTAATCCGAAGACAATCAACGCAATCATTGACGACAACGGTTCAGTTCAGGATGTTACATGGCTTGATGATAACCAAAAGGCAGTATTTAAAACTGCATTTGAAATTAATCAGGAAGCGATCATTAGATTGGCGTCGGCGAGACAACGACATATAGATCAAGCACAATCAATCAACTTGTTTTTCAGCGCGGACGAAAAAGAAGAAGTGATTTCAAAGATTCATGAAATGGCATTTAAAGATCCGTTCATCAAATCATTATATTACATTCGATCAGAGTCCGGAGTTAAGGCCTCGAATGGTGAATGCCTCGCTTGCGAAGGATGAGTTAGTATTATAAATACATGTTTGAATAGGAAAAATTTGTTATGTTTGATTATGAAGAGTTTATAGGCAAGATCTTACATCCAAACGACCCTGCTTGGTCTTGTAACTACTACCTTGAACATGGTTGTGAGTTAATCGATGGTCTGGAATGCCGAATGAAATCTTGTACTATACTTGATAATCATAAAAAGGGAATTCCACAGAATGTGGACGTATAAGGGAGAAGAATTCACCAGTGATGATATAGGTGAATGGAAGGGATTTGTATATTGCATAACAGATACATCTAACGGCATGAAATATGTCGGCAAGAAAACTCTTATGTCTATTCGCAAATTACCACCGCTGAAAGGTAAAACACGCAAACGAAAGAAAATCGTCGAGACTGATTGGCAGAAATATTATGGTAGTAGTGAATTAGTCAAGTCGTTGGTCGAGGAATTCGGTAAAGATAGATTCCACCGAGAGATACTAGAGCTTTGCCGAACGAAAGGTGAAATGAACTACATCGAAGCAAAACTACAATTCGATCTTGAGGTACTGCTTCGACCCGAAGAGTATTATAATGCCTTCATTGGGTGCCGAATTCACCGAAAACATGTGAAAACTTTGTTCAAATAGGGGTTGACAAACTCATCCATTCGTGATATAATACATGAAATGATTAATAAATAGGAATACAAGTGATACTCATAGACTTTAATGCCATTGCGATAAGCAATATCATGGTGAATAATCTCGACCATACCCGTGCTGATATCATCAAGCACCAAATACTCAACTCCATCCGAATGTATAATCTTAAGTTTCGTAAAGACTACGGTACTATGGTGATCTGTTGTGATGCAAGATCATGGCGTAAAAACTATTTCAAGGAATACAAATACAAACGAAAGGAAGATAGGGACAAGTCAGCAGAAAAAGGTATTGATTGGAATGCTCTATTTGAAATCATTAATGGAATTCGAGAAGACTTACAGGCCAACTTTCCTTATAGTGTTGTATATGTTGATGATGCCGAGGCAGACGATATTATTGGTGTACTCGTCGAGCGTACTCAAGAATTTGGCCAACATGAAAAGGTGATGATTGTCTCGGGCGACAAAGACTTCATTCAACTACACCGCTATTCAAATGTGAAACAATTTGCCCCGGTACAGAAGAAACAGGTCAAGCATGAAAATCCTATTCAATATCTACGAGAACATATCATTCGAGGTGACAAAGGTGATGGAGTTCCTAGCATGCACAGTCATGACACGATCTTTGTTGAAGGGGGCAGACAGAAACCTATCTCTAAGAAGTTTCTTGAACCATTGCTTGATCTGACCGAAGAAGAATTGAAACTAAAACTGACCGAAGATCAATGGCGCAACTACGTCCGAAACAAGAATCTTGTTGACTTGTCTCAAACGCCAAGTGCCATTGTTGAACTTATTAATGATACGCACGATGCCGAAATGTCAAAGATTTCGAAAGGCAACAACCAGGTTTTAAACTATTTAATAACTAACAGAATGCGACTCTTGATTGAGTGTGTGGGAGAATTTTTATGAGTAAACATTTACATGAAGTGTTATCGGAAGTACATAATACTGCAGGCGCGGTCAACAAGTCCAAATTGCTGCGGCATCACAATTCTTTAGGGTTGCGTGATTTTCTCAAAGGTTCGTTTGATGATACCATTCAATGGCTAATACCAAAGGGCGAAGTTCCTTATACTCCATTTGATATGGAAAATATCGAAGGAATAAAACCTGCCCCGTTTGATAAACTATCAATTCAACTTGGTAACTTTGTTGTCGGCCAGAAATCTAATATGTCTTCAATTCAAAAGGAAGGGGCATTCATTAAGTTGCTTGAACGAATACATCCCCTTGACGCTGAATATGTTGTGTTGATGAAAGACAAGAAAATGGCAGGAGTGATTAAAGGGTTAACAGTTAAGGTAATTACTGCGGAGTTTCCTGATCTGATATCGAAGTAACCTCTTTTATAAATAGTTTTGTGATATCATTGTCACAGACACTAAGCGGCTGGTGTTGAAGTAAAGTCCGCACCAGCCTTATTTTATAAAACGAGGTAAGTATGTCTCCGCAAATAGAACGTCTTAAACGGGATTCGAAAGAATTGAAACATTATCTTTATCGATTAGAGAAAGAAGGCAATCAGAAACAGGCATACAAAATACAAACGAAATTGGAGTTTCTAAACTCTAAAATCGTTGACATACAAGAAACGAAATACTAACCAAGAGAAGCAAATGCCATTATACGATTTTGAAAATATTAAAACTGAAGAACGATTTGAACAACTAATGAGTTACGCCTCTATGGGTGTTTATCTAAAAGACAACCCACATATAAAGCAAATCGTCGGTTCTCCCAAAATCGTTAGTGGCGTTGGCACTAATATCAAAGTCGACGATGGGTTTAGAGAAATGTTGTCTAAAGTTAAAGAAACCTATAAAGTCAATAACATACCAGATTATTAAATATGAAACCAAGATCAGCCAAGTTACGCCTAGAAGATCTCACTAACTTCGGGCCGATAACGAAAACCCAACAAAAAGTTTTTAAGGCATATAAGGATAATTACAATCTTATCCTATCAGGTTCTGCAGGTACAGGAAAAACGTTTATAGCCATTGCGAATGCTTTGGTTGACGTATTAGACAAGGAAACACAATATAAGCAACTCATTGTTGTAAGATCAATTGTTCCCTCCAGGGATATAGGATTTCTGCCAGGTGACGAAGATGAAAAGAAACTGGTTTATGAAGCACCTTATGTATGCGTCTGTAATGATCTATTCAACAAGGGTGATGCCTGGGAGAGTTTAAAAGCGGCAGGTGATGTTCAGTTTGTCACAACTTCATTTCTGCGTGGCATCACAATAGATAATGCAATCGTAGTCGTCGATGAAATGCAGAATCTCACCGGCCGGGAGTTAAACACGACGATCACACGGTTAGGTAATAATTGTAAGTTCATTGCCTGTGGTGATTATCATCAATCAGATTTTGCAACGAGAAAAGACAAGGAAGAGATTAACACCTTTCTTGAAATACTTTCCAATATGAAGATGTTTAAGAGTATAGAATTTGGATGGGAAGATATAGTAAGAAGTGATTTAGTACGAGAATACATTATGACTAAGGAGCACATGAAGCTAGGAGTTGACTGGTAGTGTTTAAACACGTTGGACTTCCATTGGGTTATGATGATCTGAAAGCAGATATGATTGAGGGTAGGGGACGTGTTTATAGCACACCTGAAGGCAAACATTATCCCTCGATTACAACAATCTTGTCGATGTTGTCGAAAGACGCTATTGCACAATGGAAGAAAAATGTAGGAAAGGTTGAGTCAGATCGTGTTTCACGACATGCTTCGACTCGAGGTACGGCGGTTCATCAAATCACGGAAGATTATTTAAACAACAAAGATGATTATGCTGCAGGTTTTATGCCGAATGTGATGGGCGGATTTTTATCATTAAAACCTGTACTTGACGCCGACATTGGAGACATATACGCTCAGGAAGTTGCGTTATATTCCGACAGATTACAAATAGCAGGAAGGGTCGATTGTGTGGCAAATTTTAGAAGTGTGCTATCAATCATTGATTTTAAAACATCGGCCAAACCTAAGAAACGAGAATGGATTGAAAGTTATTTTATGCAATGTGCATTCTACGGTGCGGCTTTATATGAACAAACAGGCATGTTACCGAAACAGTCAGTGATATTAATAGCAGTTGATTATCACCCGCCTCAAATCTTTATAGAGCCAATACATTCGTGGATACCCAAACTACTGGATACGAGAAATGAATATAAGCGAACTACTGGATACTGAAAGTTTTACAAAGACGCCCATTGGGCACATGTACGAATTCTATCTGTCTGGCGAGATTACTGCGGCTGATCAATATGTAAGTTGGTTCGATGTTATACGAAAAGCAACAGAGCAAGATATTATAAAGATTTATATCAATTCTGAGGGTGGTCATTTAGACACCGCGATTCAATTCGCTAGAACATTACAAGAAACTAAGGCATATGTTATGGTATCGGTTGAAGGTGCTTGTATGTCAGCAGCGACAATTATAATGTTGTGTGCCCATTCCTATGAAGTTGCTCCACACTC